GCGCGCTCACCGTGACCGACTCCCCCACAGACATCTCTCGGCCGTGATGCCGAAACGCCTTGATGACAGGCACGGTGACGGTGGCGAGAGTCGGCATCAGTGACGCACACGCGGCGCTCCGTCGATGTTCTCGGCCAGAGCGCCGCGCCTATCCGGTCCTACGAGTTACGCGGGTGAGCCAACTGAACCCCAGTTGACGTCATCCATATAGGCAACCGCGCTTGAACGGCGCTTCTGCCAGTTGATGTGCCACTCGCCGAGGAACGCCACGCTGTTGGTCTGGAACATGCTGACCATCGTGGTCGGCGTCGCTGTCGCGCTGTTGTTCGTCGGGTTGTTCAGCATCTGCAAGGACGCCTGGTCGCTGGCGTCGATGGTCACGCCTCCGTCGTTCGAGACGAACACCTCGCGCTCGGCAATGGCGATGACCATGTTGCCCGAGCCGCTCTGGTTCGCCACGTATTCGGACCCGATGAACCGGATGCCCTTGTAGCTTCCGCCGTTGTTGTCCAGCCCGGGAAACTCAGCGTTTCCGAGACTGTTCACCATGAACGCCAGCGCCGTCAGCAATGCATCCGGCAGAACAATCGCGATGGGTCCGCGCAGATTTGCAGACCGAAGCGCCTGCACCAGATTTGCCAAGTCCGTGCGGACGTGATCCGCCGACGTGCCCGCCGAGGTCAGCGCCACGAGCCCGTTCGTGAGAGACGCTGGCTGCACGTTCGCAGAACCGGCTTCAGCGGGGTCCAACAGGTCGATGTCCACGCGCTCCACGAGCGCATCCCGCAACCCGTCCCGAATCAGCATGTCCAGCGATGGCGTTGAATAGCGCAGCGACTCTTTGGTAGCCACCGCAATCGCAGCGACCTTCGTCGGCGAGAGCGTGACCGGAGCGTAGCCGAACGAAGTCAGCGGCTTTGGCGCACCAACTCCGACCCAGTAGCCGGTCCCGCCCTGCGTCTGTTCGATCAGGCGGACGTTGGTCGGGATACCACGCAGATTCAGCCGCCCGATGATCGTCTCCGGTCGCAGGAACTCGATGAACTCACCCGGAAGGTTCGTCGGGTCCACAAGCGCACCAGCCCATGTCGAGTCGGTCATCGTCGCCGCGGGAACAGCCGCCTTCAACTGCATGATGATCTGAGGCAGCATCTGGACATGACTCAGGTGCTTGTGCAGCCGAGCATCGCTCGGATACATCTGCTTGGCGACGTCGAGCGGGTTCCGGCTGTCAAGCTTGGCGACGAGCGTAGACTTGACCGCACGCGCAAAACCGATGCCCATCGGCAACTGTTCGATCATCTGCACACGCGAGAATCCATCGCGGCTGGCGCTGCCGTCCTCAACATTCTTCCCCTGCACGGGCGCGGCCTTCTGAATGTTCATCTTCTCGAGTTGAACGAGGTCTTTTAGTTCCGCGTCGATCCCGTCGATTTCATCGCGCAGCACGTTGAACGAGTCGCGCTCGCCCTGATCCTTCGTGCGTCCTTCGTCTGCGGCTTTCGACTGGATGCCTTCCAGTTCGGCCGCTTTCGCCTGTCGCGTGGCCTCCAGGCCAGCGATCTGTTCCTGATACGTCTTCATGGTCGGTGCTTTCGTGCGGCCATAATGGACCGCGCGACTGCCGGTGTCTCCCGGCGTGTGTAGACGCGCACCCTCGCCTGTCTCGGCATGGCTTTGCGCGTCAAGTTGCTTGATGAGCGTGATAGAGGCTTCTGCGTGTGCGGGAATCGTGACGGCGGACAGTTCCAACCATTCCCACCGCTTGAAATGCACACCGAAACTGTTCTTGATCTGTTCTGACTCAAGAGGTCGGAAGCCAATGGATAGGCCTCGGACGAGCCGCTTCTTGATGGAGCGCCACGCGAAGTCAAGATGATCCTTGAGTGGTCCCGGCTGATCGTCGCTTTCGATCTGGACCTTGACCCGGATCCCGTCGTCCGTGACTTGCGCGTGCGTCACATGGCCGATCGCCGGCATGTTCTTGCCGTGCTGCCACATGAACGGCACCGGCAGCGAGAACAGAGCGCCTTTCGGCTCTACGATGTCCTCGGTGCGATCGGGGGATACATGCGTGGCGATGCCTTCGATGGTCCGCAGATCATCGTCAACCGACTTCAGTTCTAACAGGGAATAGGCGCGATTCGACACCGCATATAGCGTGGGGCCGTGACGGGCGCTCGCCTATTTATTAGTAGGAAAATCCCGCAACTGGATGATGATGAATTGCTTCACCAGCGAGGACACGGAGACATGACGCCGCGCCGCCACGGCCGCGAGACGGTCATAGTCAGGCTCCGGAAGCCACGCCGAGACGGACGTGCAGGGCTGGGGCTCCAGCCGCGGACGGCCACGCCGCAGAGCCCCGGCGATCAGCAGCGAATGTTCGGTGACGGCCATCTTAGCGACCTCCGACGATTAGCACCTGGTATTGCGGTTCCCGCGGCGCTTCGATCAGTAACGGATGCAACGCCTCAATCGTGGCGTCGATCCCGTCTATTTTATTCGCAGACATCGGCGTGTCCTTCTTCGTCACGAGGCTCTTGTCAATGCGCCGGGAGACGCAGACATTGCTCGCCATCCAGCGGTAGACGGGGTGTCCGGTGTGCCGGAAGTGTCCCGAGAGCACGACCTTCTCGAGCTCCTGGCAGGGCGGTGTCCAGGTCGTGGCATTCTTCGGCAGAATCACCGCCGGCAAGCCATCCGTCGCCAACGCCGTCATCATCTGCGCCGACTGATAGCGATCAAACACAATCGCCTTGACGTCGAAGTCCTTGCAGTCCTGACGGATGTCCGCCTCGATCCGCCCGTGGTCGATCGCGTTGCCCTCTGTCAGTTCTAACAGGCCGCTGTGCGCCCACGCCGCATAATGCGCGGTCGCCGTCGCGGACTTTGCCGCCACCAGATCCGCCGGCAGGTAGAACGTTGGGAACGCCACGTAGCGGTTGCCTTGCTTGAACAACCTGACCTTGGCGGTGATGTCGTTGCAGTCCGACAGATCCCCGCCGATCCAGCACGGCTGCCCGTTGAAGTCTTCGAGGCGGAGCGACGGATCCGCGCACGCATCCCACTTGGACAGGTTCAGCCAGGCGTGCGCGGCTCCAGACCAGACGTTACAGCGCTTCGTCGTAAACTCGCCCAGACTCAGCGCGGAGTTCTTTGCCTCTGCCGCATACTCCCGCATCTTGTCGAGCGACGGGGTAATGCCGAGCATCGGATTCGCCTTCCGCCAGACGGTCTCATCAAAAATATCGTCCCCGTCGTCGACCGTAAAAATCACGCCGTAGTAGTGATCCGCATCCACCACGCCTTCGAGGATCTTCGTCACGAGGCTTTGCTGCTCGTAGCACACGCCCGAGACATTGAAGCCCGCCGTCGTGATGATGAGAATGAGCTGATTCGGACGTGAGCCGAGCGACGAGCGAATGACGTTGAACAGGGCCGGCGTGGCGTGCGCGTGGAGCTCGTCGAGAATGGCCAGGTAGGGATTCCACCCGTCCTGCGTCGAGCCCTTGGCGTTGATCGTCTGGATGAATCCGCCGTTCTGCTCACAACTGATCGAGTGCGCCCACGCCGTCACCGCGAACGCCTCGCGCAGATCCGGCGTCCGCTTGACCATCTCGGACGCGGGATGGAAGACCTTCTGCGCCTGCTGGCCCGTCGTGGCGGCAATGATGACTTGCGGCCCGTTCTCGCCCTCACACGTCAGGCAATACAGCGCAATCGCCGCGGCGAGGGTACTCTTCGCGAATTTTCGAGCCGCGCAGATATACGCCATCGAGAACCGACGTCCGCCGTCCTTCTTCCGCCAACCAAACAGCGACGTCACGAGAAACACCTGGACACGCTCCAGCCGAATCGTCTTCGTCTTCCAGGCCCCTTCGATGTGTGGCAGCTTCTCGATAAAATCGCAGGGATCATTCGCGTACCCCGCACTGAAGACATACGGCCACGCCGCATCGACCCGCGCCAAGTCTCGAAGATGGCGCGCGCACGCCAGCCGCAGCCACTTCCCGGCAATCTCCACACCCGAAACAACATCCCGCGCATACGCCTCAGCAATCGAGGCATAGTCAGCCGGCGTGACCGGCGGAGGCTGGCGGTTGCCCGTTCCTGGTGAAGCGGTTCTCACCGCCCGTCTTTTTCCCGCCGGCTTGCTGGCTGGCAGGCGTGTCATAGAACTCATTGGCATAAATGCGATGGGCGTTGATCAGCGCCACAGGCACGTCCTGACCCTTCTTCCACCGGGCGATCAACTCCGATTCAACCGCGCAATACTGCGCCAGGGACCCCTCGCAACCCACCACGGACTGGCCCCGCTTGTCATAGACAGCCGTCTTCTCTTTCCAGATCCGTAAGGCCTGACCCTTCAGCCACTTCGGAACGATCAGGCCATCCGCCGGCAACGGATCAAACGCCCGCCCACGAGCCCGACACGGCTGGAACGTGCCCTTGAGCACCTTCACCGCATCCGGCGTGATTTTCGGCCCGCGTCTCATAAATCGCTCAATTCATTAGGAAATTTACTCGCACGCGCTAAAGTTTGCTCGACAGGCGTCCTTT